CTTGGTGTTTACAGAAAGAGGCTTACGGCCTCGGGTCTCGACCCAGTTCGGATCTGCTTCAGACTTCTTAACCTTGTGCTTTCCCACCGGATTTCTTTCTACAGTTAATTCGCATGAGTTCGACAGTTATTCTCTATATATATTAGGGGGATAAATCAATTTTTTTGAAAAACCATTTTGAAATGCTATCGAATCATCGAGTTAATGGAACCTAGTGGAACCCTAAAATGGAACCTAAAAAGTGAGGAATACTGCGGGTTACAGAGCAAAGGTTCCACGGTTCCACCGGTTCCACGTCAAAAATAATTTTTTCGAAAAAAATAATTTGGGAGGGGGTATATATATGGGAAATAACTCCAACCTGTTGAGAGGCCCGTGGGCCGTGGTTACTGATTAAGGGTTAGTGGTCGGTTAGTTCGTCTACGAGTTCACGCAGATCGCTTTCTGCCTTTTCTTTTTCTGCGCTCTCGTTCTTTTCTATCCAGTACGCGACATTCTTTTCGATGTCGTTAAATGTCTGGTCCATCCACTCTTCATGATCTGGATGGTCCGGATTCATGTCGCCTTTTTTCATCGGCTTGATGGTCCGGCCTTTGCAGAAGAACAACCCTATCGGGGTTGGTCTCTCTTCCGGGGTAGCTTTATACGTGAAGCCTCCCATATCTCCGCAATTCAGCGTTTCGCTTGGGCCGTACATTACCGTGACGGCGATGCCGTCTTTCTTCCCAAGGGTATTGGCACCGTATTCTTTTACTGCGGCTTTGATGGCAGTTACAGGGTCAAGGGCCTTAGCCCACCCTCCGTAGTAGCCGCCCGAGACGGCGAGGAAGGTGTATCCGTTTTTAAGTATGTGGTCTGTCATTTGGTTCTCCATGGTCCGAGGTCCACGGGCCACTCAACAGGTCGGTGTCCAGCTTCTCAAATGAACCGTGGGCCGCGGTGGCTGGTTTCTTATTTTTGGATGAGAGGGATGGGCTAACCTCTCGTGAAGCTCAGGTACTCGTCGAGGTGGTCGCGCATCATCTGGGACGCTTCGGAGTCGGTCAGGTCGAAGACCGGATTGTCTAAAAGACTTTTGGTTGCGAAGCGCCAGTTGTTGGGGTCTGTTTCTTGGAGTTCGCAAATCTTTCGTCGCTTGCCGCCTTTAACTTGAACAAGCTCGTATGTCTCTAGTTCGTATTCCATGGTTATCTCCTTGTAAGAAGCCCACGGCTCGTTTGAGAAGCTGGACGTATTCACAATGACAAAGAGCGGCGGCGCTTTTCGCCGGGGGTCAGAGAGGCGGCCATCGCACTGCGAAAAATAGTCCGCTTCGCCCCGGTCGGGCGCTTCTTTATTATGTCCTATAATATCACATCTTATCCCATATGTAAATGCGACATATTGTCGCACCCTAAGTCATTGTTTTTCAGCATCGTTTGTCATTTAACACTGTTTTTCAGCATCTAATACTGTTTTTCAGCATCGGTTGTCATTTAACACTGTTTTTCAGCGTCGTTTGTCATTCTTAATTTTCCCTTGGGTTATTGAAAATACCCCACCCGGACGGAGTGGCCGGATGGGGTAAAAAGACGGTTGCAGCCTTAATCGCTGAAAGTAACCCGGGAAGGGCCGAGGCCCGCGATCATTCAGGACTGCTTCATCGCTTTCGCACCGTTGGGAGAAAGCTCATAATGGGCCTCACCGTAATAGGGTCAAATTACCCATCGCGCCTTGGCGCAGTTTTGTTCGAGTTCCGCGGCCCGTGCTCGGAGTCGTTCGGCTTCTGCTTCGTCGCCATTGGTCCATTCAATGTCGGTTGCGCGGTCGCGTAATTTTCGGACGAGGTATTCGTTTGTCACGAGTTGGAGTCCGAGGATTTCTGCTGCGCTAGAGGCTGTCATCGTTTTCCTCCTCCTGTTTTTCCTCCTCCTGCCTCTTCGCTTCTTCGTCGGCCTCCAGTTCAGCGTCGGTCTTGTAGATTACGTCGCTGTACCAGTTCATCCGCTCGACGAAATTTTTCCCGCCGAATACGTCTTTCATCTCGCGCCACACGTCTTCGGCGTCGCTGATGGTTTTGATATCGACGGTGTAGGTGTCGAGAAGCTCGCGGTTAATCCGCCGCAGCATGTTGATACCTTTGAGGACGGTATCGCGTTCGGAACTGCTGAGTCGTGCCATAGTAATTCTCCTGTTAGTGGGGTTGAGTATGGCCCCGTGAGCGACATGCCCACGAGGCGTAGTGCGTTTAGGAGATAGTTTCGGTCGGCGTGCCCATAACGGGACCTCCTTGGTTGGGGTTAACGTATGCGACATTAAAAGACTCCCGGCATACGGTCAAGGGGTTTTTGCGCCCGTGGTTTTTATGAAAAAAACGAATGAAGGTAAACGAGGCATCCAACGATAAGGAAAAGCAGGAGCAGGGCTTTTTGGGTGCTCATAGCTCCTCCTCTCCGAGGATTTGGTTGATCCTCATCTCGCAATACCGGATGGCTTTGCGTAGGTCTTCGATTTCTGCCTCTTCTTGAGACAAGCCTTCTTTGGCTTTGTACCCGGCGCGACTGGCGTACTTTATGACGTTTCCGCGCCAGTACTCCATGTCGTTTTTCATGATGAAAGTAATGGGCTCGATAGCCCACCGGGCATAGTGGTCGGGCTTGTTTACTGCGTCGCTCATTAAAGTTCCCAGTCCTCTGTGTAAATTGCGGGCACGTCGGGATCGACTAGCGCAGCGGTATACTCGTGTTCGAAGAACTCGTACGCGTCTGCTGGTTCAGTGCCTTCTTTTATTGACAGCGTGTACCCCAGTTCCACTGGCTCGGTTTTATCGAGAGAGGCGGCATACTGGGCTGCCATGGTCAATAGCGCCTGAATCATCGCCACGCTGGATACGATGTACGCATCCTTCGCATCCATTCCTTGTTCGGAAAGATTACCGGCGTTCATCATGTGAGACGTAGCCAGATTTGTTTCGAGAGACTGAAAGATATTTGAAATTGTTTCTGTGAGGTCGATGGACCCTTTAGGAGGTTCGGGATTCTCCGGTTCGGGAACCCCGCTGTTCGGAAACGGTATTATCTCGGCCATCTGGTTTTCTCTTTCTGTGTCAATCGTCGGCAACCTCTTCTACCCATCCGTCCCTGATGGTCTCTTTGTCCGCCTCCAGTTGCTCGTCGTAAATTTCCTCGTGGAAAGGCTCGTGAACCGCGGGTCGTCCGGGGGTTGCCAGAACCTTTACGGGTTTACCATCGACAATAATGGTTATCGGAATCTTCATCGATCTCCTCCAAGCTTAGAACTTTACTTCCGTACTGCTCTTTCACTTCGTCGGCGTCCTCAAACATGGTCTCGCATATCCGGCTCTGCCCTTCGCCGTCACACTCGGGGCAGATGGCGCTGCTTTCTAGGTCAAGGCGTGGGGTGTAAGAAACCTTTCCCTGACCGTAGCAAGCTTCGCATTCAAGCCGGATATGAAGAACAGGCATCTTAGATACCTAAGATTGTCTTTAAGAAGCCTTCGATAAAAATCTGAACAATCAAATCTTCCATCTCATTTCTCCTTGTTGGGTTTACCGGGTTCGATGGCCTCGCCTAAGTGGTGAAGCTTCGCAGCCATTCTACTGTGGTCCAGTATTATATTACGCACAGCCACTCGTGGAAGGCCCACGGTGCGCGACCGGCCCTTCTGGGTTAGCTCTGCCAGATCGTGATACTGGTTTTCTGTCGTGTAGAGCTTCATCCTCGAAGGATCCGCTTCCACGCCTTACGTAAGGCCTCTGCCTTGAGGAAAGCATTAGGGCTACCGCTTTGGCCCTCTTCCATGAGCCGCGCGGACTCCATCTTTACGGCGTGAGAGACCCACCGAACGGCTTCGGGCCAGTTCTCAACGGCTTCGGTATCGGGCTTGTCGTTGTATTGCATGTTCGTTCTCCGGTTGATTAATGCAACCCTTATATTATCGCATATAAGGGGTGTCAACAAAAAAAAGAAGGGCCCTGCTACCCAACTAACAGGACCCTTCCCTCAACAACCTTGGAGAACTCTCCGGGGGCTTTGCACAGACCCGAGGAGAAGCCGAATATGACTGTACCGAGTTATTGTGTCAAGCGGGCGTTAAACCATTCCACTAAAAATTGGCGATTCTTTACACTCTTTACAAAGGAAGGTGTTCTTTTCGAGTACGTGCTCGTTAAGACATTTTAGGCACCTACGGTGCCAGTGCGTACCCGCCTCTAAAAGTTTCTTTTCTTCTTCCAAGAGAGGGCGTTTCGGGCGCTTACGTACCGTTTCACCCTTATACTCTCGATATTTGAGGCCCATGATGGAGTTTCGTGTGACGCCCATAATATCCGCTATTTGTCTTCCCGTCATCCCTTGGTCGAGCATATCAAATACGCGCTGCTTTTTTTCAGGCGTCCAAGCCGTTGTCTTTTTCATTCCCACCTGTAAAAAATGTGGTTGTCTATTTGAACGGTACGTACTTTTGTCTGTGCCCAATCTGGGTTGACATATACCGCGTGGTAAAAGGTAGCGCCCTCTGTCACGTCAAAGATTGTGCCCTGTGCCATCATCAACGCAACATTTACGGACTCCTGCGCGGACTGTAGCCCCATGTTTAGCTCATCGCTTTTACCATCACAATAAAAGCTGAACTGACAACGATGGCGCACGGGTATTTCCGGGCGAGACTTGTAGGTCGGTCCCTGCTTGACCACGTCACAGATTTCGTCCGGGAAACGTGGATCTAGGACGCGGTTCATTACGACCGAAGCGACCGCTACCTTACCAATAAACGGCTCTCCTCTTGCCTCGAAGAAAACGGCTTGCGCCAGACACAGAAGTGCCGCGGGGAGGTTCACTTTCCTTGGCCCCGGTAGCGCTTGAAGCTGCGTCGTTTATGCTTATTCGTGGGCCGAGAATGAACGCTCTGGCCTATAGACGTTTTCTTTGGGGTCCTTACGGCCTTGAACCCGTCTGATCCGATAGCGGATTTTGATGCTTTAGCCATCGGACGTAGGCAGGTCTACGGAAGCGGCATCGCTCGGGTAAGCCTGTCGAAAGGTTTCGGACTCTGCGTGTATCAGGCGAAGCTGACCACTTAGAGTGCGGCCCTCTTTCTGGGCTCGGACCTTGATTTCCTTATATGTTTCAATCGGAACAAGGATGCTTTTCCACTTACTGGTGTCCATCGTAAACTCCTCTGTATGACTATAAGCGAACATATAGGATGTTATCGACAAAGGCAACAAGAAAGCGGAAGTTTACCCCCTGTTGGTTCCTCCGTTAGCGGAAGTTTACCCCCTGTTGGTGGGAGACTTTCC